CCCTTCTTGTCGCGCATTGCGGTCGCTGATGCGGTCTTGGAGCCGTGGACGATTTCCCGGGTGTTCTCGCGGAGCTGCTTGGCGTTCTCAAGCGCATCCATCATCCCCTGGACTTTTTCTTCGCCATAGATCCCGGCCAGCTTCTGGTGGTTCCACTTGCCGTCGCCTTTGACGAGATCCTTCAGCTTGACCAAGTTGTTGGCGTTGATGCCGAGCTGCCGCCACGTCTCGACGTTGACGCCATCCATCAGCGCCTGCTGCTCGCCGGGCGTCATCTTGTCAAAGTTCTGCTTGAACTCGACCTCGGTGATGCCGCCCTCGTGCGCCGGCTTGTTCTGGTAGACCTTCTGTCCCTCAACGAAGGCTTCCCCCTCCTTCTTCACCTGCTCGATGCCGGCATCGGCCGCGCGCAGCGACGGATTGGCCGGCTCAATCGCCTTGTTGGTCCTGGCGTAGAGTTCCTTGAGCGCGCCCAGCTCGGTGTCGTTGATATCGCGGATCTGGCCCTTGGCGTCCCAGATCATACCCTTGATCGCCTGACGGACCTTGAGCGCCTGGGCCGAGGTCGTCTCCAGCCCGCCGCCCCTGGCCTCCGGTGCGTCGAGCAGCTTGCGCACGGTCTGGAGCTTACTGATCAGGCCGGGGTCTTTCTCATTGGCGATCCGCGCGTCGATCTCGTGCGCCATGCCCTGGAGATCGACATCCTGAACCTGATTGACGTGCGAGGCCGACTGCTGGCGGGTGGCCTCATCGAGCTTCTCCTGAAGCGCCTGCTCAACCACGCTCGGCTGCTTGCGCGGCCCGACCACCCCCTCTGCTTTTGTCTCCAAGCCCTCGTTGATCTTGGGGTCGCGCGCCCTCAGCGGCTCCTCGATGATCGCCCGGCCAGGGCCGCCTTGCGCGTGGATATTCTGCGCCTGCTGTACGGTATTGGTGCCGGTGTCCAAGAGCATCGCATCAACGCCCGGCAGGCCCATCTCGCGCATCTTGGCGGCGGCCTGCTCGGCCGACATGTGCTGCGCCGTGAGATTGTCGAACACCGACTTGATCGCCGCGGGGCCGGCATCGACAATCGCCTTGACCTCGCGGTCTAGCCTCATCTTGACGCCCTGCTCGATCCCACCGCTGGAGAGGAAGCCGGCGACAATCCGCACCGCATTCTCGACCGCTGGCGAGGCGCCGGCCGCATGCGCAGCCTCTCCAGCTCCCTCGGTGACCGTCGCAGGCACCGCCACCTTGGTGGCGGCCGTGCCGAGGCTTTTGACGACGCCCGGCGTTGCCTCGACAAGGCGGGGGGCGGTCTTCGTGATGATCTTGCCGGGGAGCTTCGACAGCGCCGTCTCAGGGGCAGCGATCATCGGGATGAACTCGCCGGCCGTCTGGAACCGCCGCTCGGCGGTGTTCTGCGCCTCGTGGCGGGTGAAGTCCTTCACCGCCGCCGCCTGCTCCTCGGGCAGCACCTTGTTCACCGCCGCATCGGTGTAGCTCTTGACGGCCTCGGTGTTCATCGAGCTAAGCGCGGGGCCACCCGACAGATATTCCGTGGCCGACTGGATGGTTTGGTCGTCGGCACCCATCATCTTCATGAGCTTGATGACCAGCGGGATTTCGGCCTCGGTCAGGTCGGCGCCGGCCCCGGCGAGGCTTTCGCCGGCATTGCGCAGGCCGGTGGAGAGCGCCTTGAACGGGTGGACCTCCTGCTGCCGCCTCGCCATCTCGGCCAGGGCTTGGTCCTGGGGGGAGCGCGTCGAATGCAGCAGCTCTTCCGGTATCGGCGGCGGCTGCTGATCGGTGCCCGCTGCCGGGGCCGCTGGTGCGGTCGGAGCCGCGGCGGGCGTCCCAGTCCCGCCGGCAGCCTGCCGCCTCGCCAGCTCCGCCTGTGCCTGTTCTAGGAGGGTTGGGGGCATCAGCTTCCTCCCGCGCTGTTAGGGTGAGCCGCGATCCAGGCTTTCAGCTCTTCATTGCTCATCTGGTCGAAAGGCTTCGGCGGCTTCTCGCCCTCCTGCTGGCGCCCCGTCCATGGCTGGACCGTGCCGAGGTTCGGCACGATGTCGTCAGGGTTGAAGCCGTTGCGGGCGGCGCTCTCGCGCATGCCCTTGGCGAATTGCTCGTAGGCGCTGAGCGTGCCGCTCGCCTTCTCGTGCGCCAGCGACATGATTTGTATGCGGGTGTCGTCGCCGATCTCCTGGCCACCGTTGATGCCGTTGATCTTGCCGAGCAGCCAGTCGGGCAGGTTCTGGGCGTTGCGGACCATGATCTGCTCGCCCTCCTTCACCACCGAGCCCGGGTCGAGCATGGTCGCCATGCCGTAGACCAAGGCGAGATCGGAGATCTTGCCGGGCTTGCCGTTCGGCCCGGTGTTGTCGTTGGCGGCCGCGAGCATGGTGTTGTAGGTCGGCACCACCTTGCGAGCGTTGACGTAGGTTTCGTCGGAAAGCACCTGCCCCCGCCACGTCGAGATGTCGGTCGGCTTGACGCTGCCCTCGCCTGGACTTCCGCCGCCGACCTTCTTCTCGTCGCCGTTCTGGTTGCGGAACCACTGGCCGTTCTCACCGGGCGGCGTCGGGATCGGCGTCCACTGCTCGACCTTGGCTTTCTGCTGCTCCAGTGCCCACAGCTTCAGGAACATGTCGGGATCGTATTGGCTCAGCGCGGCCTTGCCCTCGGGCGTCAGCTCGCCATTGGGCCCCAGCGAGGACAGCGCGTTGCCTACAGCCTGCTGGCCGGTCGAGACATCCCGCTCGGCCTTGCCCTGCTGATAGCCCTCCAGGCCCTTCTGTAGGGCGTAGAAGACCCCCTCCATCGGCGTGCCCATGGTCGCCGGCATCGCCGCCTTATTCCCGGCGAGCTCCTTCTGCCGCAGCATCAGCGCGTCCAAGGTCATGCCGCCGCCAGGCTGGGCCGCCGGATCGTCGGCCGAGGTCTTGATGACGCGCGGCCCGCGCGGGGTCACCGCGCGCTTGCCGGCCCAGGGATCTTCGGGAAATGTACCCATCAGAGCGTCAACTTTCCTGAATTGAGCTGCGCCAGGAGCTGGGCGAGCTGCTGCCGGCGGGCGGGATCCTGGCTGCCGATCGCGGCCACCGGGGCGACCGGCTTATCGGCGGTGATCGCCGCGACGGGCGGCGGCTGCATGGCCACCTGGGGCCGCGGCGCATCTGGGGCGGCGGCAACGTCCTGAATATTTTCGGCGAACCTTTGCAGGAAGTTTTTCGGCCGCTCCTTCGCGGTCTGCGGCAGCGCGAACTGATTGCCTGTAGCGGCGGCAACGGTAGCTCCGGCGCCGCTGGTATCGATCGCAGGCGCAACGCCACCCGGGCCAAGGTGGCCGGAATAGACATCGTAAAAGGTCTTGTTGCCGTAGCCTTTGCTCTGCTCCTTGCCGCCGGGGAGGCTGGTCCACGTCTGGTTGAGCACTTGGCTGGCGGCATTGATGCGGGCGGGGTCGCCGGATTGCAGCGCCTCGACCAGATCGCCGCCGGACTTCTGCTTGTAGATGTCCCGGGCATACTGCCACGCAGCCGCATCCTGATTGGCTTGGCTGAAGTCTTTGTAGCCGTACTTGCCTTGCAGCTCGTCCCAGGTCGAGCCCTTGAACTGGTAGCGGCCGGCGACATCCGAGGTGATGCCGCCTGCGGTCTGCGGCGTGTGCGGGTGGCGGGAGAAGTCGGTAAACTTGTTGCCGCCATACATGATGTCGTAGGCGCCGCCGCTCTCCGGCCCGGCGATCGTGTCCAGAAATGCCTTCTGGATCTGCTCGGGGGTCCAGCCCGCCTGGGGCCCCTGCTGCGGCGCCTTGCCTGCATCCGCAAGCTGAAGGTGCCAGGGTTCATAATCCATGGGGCGGACGAGGCCATATTTGCCGAGATTGGCGCCGACCCAGTCCTTGGTCGCCTGACTGACTTGGCCGCCGCCCTTCAGCCCAAAGCCGAACAGATCGACTGCCTCGCCAGAATTGTGCCTGGACTTGCCCGGCGCCGCGACCGTGCGGCCGGTCTTGTCGGACTTGTCCCACAGCGCCTGCTGGACCTCCTTCGAACGGTAGGCCGAGTTGAGCCCCAGCTCGCGCTGCACCTCCGGCGGCGCTTCCGCATAGAGCCTCTCAAGCGCAGCGGCGAGCCGCGGGTTGAGCCCGCTGATCGCATCAGGCCGGGTCGCACCGCCGTAGAGGGAGTACTGAAGCGCCATTCAGGCTACCTCCGCATCGGCATGCCGCCGGTATAGCTGGCGCCGCCACCCATGCCGGCATAGGTGCCCTGGGCGCCGTATCCCCTGCTCATTGCGCGCGCCATCGTCTCCGCCTGTATTTTCGCCGCAAGCGAACTTTGCGCCTGCTGCGGCTGCCCCATCATCGCCGCCAGTTCATCGCGCCCCCAGGATGTTTGTGTCGGCTGCTGTGTCGCGCCGGGCTGCTGCACGGCTGCCGCCGCTTGCTGGCTGCCGTCAGACCTTGGTGTGCTGCCCATCAGGCCCTCCTTAGAAGCATTGCGTAATCGACCGCATCGAAGCCGTCAGCGCCGACATGCACCGCATCGGGGTGCAGCTCGCGGACCTCATCGGCCATGACGCCGGTCTGTAGCCCAGGCCGGTCGATGTAACGGAAAGCGTAGAGCGGGGCGCCGGCCAGCTCGTGACCGAGCGGAACGATGTCTTCCTTCAACCGCCGATCGGACCGCCCTGCCCAGGCACCAAGCCCCGCGCCCGCGAGGCCGAACAAGCCCTTGTTGAACGCGCTCGCCTCGGCAGATTTGGTTTGATAGTTCTGCGACACATACTGCCCGGGCGAGGCGGCGCCGATGCCTTGCCGCGAGAAGCTCGAAAATTGGGGCATATTGACTTGGCTTCCGCCCATCAACGCCATGATCTCGTTGATGGGCTGATTGCGGAGCCAGCCGGCTTCCTGGGCCTGCGCCTGCCTAAGCGTGTTGGCTTGATTGGCCCAATCGGCGCCGAGCTCATAGCGCATCCGCGCCGCGTCATTATAAGCGCCCTGGGCGTTGCGGCTCTCAGCGCCGGAGGCCAGATATCCCTGGCGCGCGGCCTCGCCCATGGCGTCCTCGCGGCCCTGCTGGAAGCTGCCGTAACCCTGCGAGCCGGGGTTCAGCCCGCGCAGCGCGAGCTGCGTGTCCTGCGCCTTAAACTGCGGATCGGCCTGCCGGTGGTAGCTCTCCCCCATCGCCCGCTCGATCGCGGCGCGGTCGGTCGGGCCCTGGTCCTGGCGGACCTCGCCGGGTGCCGCCGCCATCTGCCACGCCTGCCATTTCGACGGGTCGATGCGCTCGGAGAGATAGGCGTCGAGCTTGCCCGACTGATTGGCTGCGGTGGCGCCGAGATTGTAGCGGGTGGCGCTATCCTGCTCGGCGATCCGCTGCTCGGCCGGCGACAGCGTCGTGGTCTTGTTGTAGCGCGGCGTGTACTGCCACTTGCCGTCCGCGCCTTGCGTCTTCTCCCACCCGGCAATCGAATAGTTCTGACTGCCGTAATAGTTCGACTCATTCGGATTGTTTATAATCGCAGACTGCTGGGCAGCGGTTGACTGCGCCTTCTGGTCGGCACTCGCCTGCTTATAGGGGTCAGGGCTTTTCGGGCTGCTAGCCATCGAGAGATGCTCCGGTGGCCTCAAGCCTATCGACAGGCTTGAGGAAGGCGGTGAGAGGCAGGTAGCGGCAATCCTCGCGCAGCATGCCGTAGATCAGCGCATCGCGGCGGCCCTCGACCATGAGGCGGCCATAGCCTTCGTAGCGAAAGCCGAGCGCCACAGCGTTCTTGATCGCCCGCTCATTGCCGGGCTCGATCAGCGCGGAGACGCGGACAGCCTGGCTAAAAACTGCCGTGAACAGCGCCTGAAGCAGCCGCCTTGTGACGCAGCGCGGATCGGTGACCGCCGCGGTGTAGTGCCAGTCGAACCAGTGATAGGGCTCGAAGCAGCACACCCCGACGATCTCGTCCGCATTGCGGCCGGTGGCGCACAGCCAGCGCGAGGTGTCGTGGCGCATGAAATCGACGCCCGTCTCGGCCGAGAGGAAGGCGAGCGCCTCAAGCGACAGCGGAGCTTCGAAGGAGATCTTGATCATACAGCCGCCCCCGCTTCGAAGAGCACGTCGATCGCCGCGAGCGAAAAGGTACAGTCCTTGATGGTGATCCTAAGCCGGGGCGCGCCGACATGGCCGCCGCCGCTGACGCCCTGCCACTCGCCGATCGACTGCGACCGCGACACCCAGTAATCGACATCCCAGGTGGCCACATCCCAGGCGGCGCCGAGGTCGTTGAGGGAGATGTCGGGCCAGTTCTGCGGCGGGGTCAGATCATAGTCGCAGCGGATCTCGACCAACGGGCGCGGCGTGCCATCAGTGATGACGTAGGGCAGCACCATCCTGAAGCTTTTATAGGCCGGCGTCTTGAACAGGCTCCAGGCGAATTGCACGTCGGCGGTGATCGGCTCGCCGGCATCGTTCAGATAGTCCTTGTTGACCTCGTAAAGCTTGCCGGTGTCGGTGCCGTAGAGCGAGCGTCCGTTGACCCATTGCCAGCAGCGGGCATTGAGGTTCGACCAGCTCGACCAGATCGGGTTCGGCATGAACCGGACCATCTGCTTATACTTGCCGCCACCGAGCGGCAGGTTGCAGATCGCGGCGCCGGTCCGGTAGTCGAGCATGACGCCCCAGCCGAATTCGGTGGCATGGACGCGCGAGACATCGAGGAAGGCGGTGTAAACGTCTTTGTCCGCTTTCGAGCCGAGCTGCTCGCCCTCGGCACGCAGCATGCTCGACATCGGGATTAGCCCGGTGCTGACCAGCGCGTAGATGTCGCCGCCAAAGTTCATGACGCTGTTCTTCGACATCGGCGAATCAAACTTGAAGATGCCGACCAGGGAGAAATCGTCAGCATCGGGATCGGTGCCACCGTAGATTGCACATTCTCCGTTGCTGGAAAAAATCGCCAGGGTGTCGTCCATTCCCCCGCCGCCATCCAAAGTCCAATTGTGGATCGCGACGATGTGGCCGCCGCGCCGGAAGATGGCATTGAGTGGGAGGTAGCTGACCACCCCGGCCTTCTGCTGGACGGG